TGGCTCGCGCAGGTTTTCGGAAGAAACGAAAGGGGTTCTGTAGGATTTTATGGGGAACGCGAATTCAGGACGCCGCCCCAACCCGACCGCACTGACGGTGTTGCGCGGGAACCCAAGTCGCAAAAAGCTCAATGAAAATGAGGTACGTCCACCGGCTGGAGCCGTAGAGAAGCCGGCGCAGTTGTCGAGTGCGGCTGGGGTGGTGTGGGACGAGCTCGCGCCGATGTGTCTCGCGATGGGGACGTTAACGCCTGCTGATGTTCGGCCGTTTGCGACCCTGTGCGAGCTGCAGGCGACGTTCAGCGCGAATGCCGCGGCGAAGGGGACCGCGATCTTTGACGTGCGGCTCGAGCGGGACACGGCCAACGTGATCCGACCGTATTACGCGCTGTTCGGGTTGGAGCCGGTGAGTCGGGCGCGGATCTCGGTGCCGAAGAAGAAGGATGAGCCGGCGTCGAAGTGGGCTGGGGCGCTGCCGTGAAGCGGGAAACCGCTGCCGCCTGGGCGATTCGGTTGGTTAACCAACTGACGCATACCAAGGGACCGTCTGCTGGCCAGTCGTTCAACTTGCGGCCGTGGCAAGTCAAGATCCTGAAGCAACTGTTCAAGACTCGGTCGGATGGCCGGCGGCAGTATCGGACGTGTCTCCTGATGTTGCCGCGGAAGAATGGGAAGTCGGAGCTCTGCGCGGCGCTGGCGATCTACTTTCTACTGTTCGACGGCGAGATCGGCGCCGAGGTGTATTCCGCTGCGGCCGATAAGGACCAGGCGGCGTTGGTGTTCAACGTCGCCGCCGAGATGATTCGGAACGATCTGGAGTTGCTGGCGCAGTGCGAGATCATCGACTCCCAGAAGCGGATCGTGCATCGGAAGTCGGGGAGCTTCTACCGGGCTATCTCGGCCGAAGCCTACAGCAAGCACGGGTTCAACGCCTCGGTGGTCATCTACGACGAACTCCACGCGGCGCAGACGCGGGAACTGTGGGACGTGCTCTCGACCAGCCAGGGCGCTCGAGCGCAGCCGTTGATGATGGCGATCACCACGGCCGGGTACGACAGGCATTCCATCCTGTGGGAACTCTACGCGCACGCGAAAAAGGTGGTCGAGCAGCCGGATCTGGACCCGACGTTCCTGCCGATCCTCTTTGAAGCGCCTAAAGATGCCGACTGGACCGACGAAAAGGTCTGGAAAGCGTGTAACCCGGCGCTCGGGGACTTTCGGAGCCTCGAGGAGATGCGGATCGCGTGTCAACGGGCGAAGGAGATCCCGGCGCAGGAGAACACGTTCCGGCGGCTGTATCTGAACCAGTGGACCGAGCAGGCGGCACGGTGGATTCAGATGCCGGCCTGGGATGCCTGTCGCCGGCCTGCGGAGAGTCTACTTGGTCGGCGCTGCTATGTTGGGATGGACCTCTCGAGCACGAAGGACCTCACGGCGCTCGTAGCCGTGTTCCCAGACGAGGACGGATTCGACGTGCTGCCGGCGTTCTTTGTGCCAGCCGAGAATATGCGGGAGCGGTCGACGCGGGATCGCGTGCCGTATGAGCAGTGGGCACGCGAGGGTTATCTAGACGCCACACCGGGGAACGTGGTGGATTACGAATACATCCGCCGGCGGTTGCGCGAGTGGGCTGACGACTACAAGGTCCAGACGATCGCGTTTGACCCGTGGAATGCCACGGATCTGGTGACGCGGTTACAGGAGCAGGACGGGTTTACCTGCGTGCCGATGCGGCAAGGGTTCAACAGTCTCGCGGCTCCGACGAAGGCGCTCGAGAAGGCGATTTTGTCGAAGACGCTCCGCCACGATGGGCATCCGATCCTCCGGTGGAACATCGGCAATGTGTCCGTGGAAACTGACGCGCCTGGGAACATCAAGATTTCCAAGAAGGTCTCGACGGAACGGATCGATGGGGTGGCGGCGTTGGTCATGGCTGTGGATCAAATGGAACGGAACAACGCGATCCCGAGGCCGGAGTTTCGCATGTTCGCGTTGACGCGATGAGCGATCTAAAGCGTCCGCGTGGCCGGCCTCGCATTGATGAACCGCGCTCAACGGTCTCGGTGTGGCTACCGGCGAAAGCCCATGATCGCCTGATCGAACTCGCCAAAAAGCAGGAGCAGAGTATTTCAGCCACCGTGCGTCAACTCTTGACGCTCCGTCTGCCGCCGTCCTGATTTGTCCTACTAATTAAATCGGCTGAGTCGTAACGTCCCTAGCATGGTTCCTCATACATGCTTGAACGGGCGTATAGCGTCTTCTCGATCAAAAGTGTCGATACCGAACAGCGCCTGATCGAAGGGATCGCCTCAACGCCGGAACTTGATCGCCAGGGCGACTCGATGGACTCGAGCGGGGCGAAGTTCGCGCTCCCGATTCCGCTGCTCTGGCAGCACCAAAAAGATAAGCCGATCGGCCAGGTGTTGTCGGCGCGCGTCACGTCGTCAGGCATCCACATCAAGGCGAAGATTGCCTCTGGCGTCCTCCCATTCATTGACGAAGCTTGGGCGCTGATCAAGGCCGGTCTCATTCGCGGCCTCTCGATCGGCTGGCGACCCTTAGCCTCTCCGGTCCTTAAAGATGGCGCGGTTCACTACAAGAGCTGGGAATGGCTGGAGCTGTCAGCCGTCACGATTCCAGCGAATCAATCCGCCACGATTCTCTCGATCAAATCGGCCGATACGGCAGCCGCGTCAGGCACGCCGCGATCGTCCTCCGTTCACCCCGGCGTCTCGGGTTCACGCAGAGACACGTCCATGAACATTTCCGAACAGTTGACGGCCGAAAAAGCCACGTTGCAGACCAAGAGTGCGCGGTTGGAAGAACTGATCGCCTCCGACGAAGCGCACAACGGGTTAGAGGCCGACGAGACCGCGGAACGCGACACCCTTCTCAAGGAAGTGCAGTCGCTGACCGCCAAAGTCTCGCGCCTCTCCACTCTCGAAGCGGCCCAGATGGCGCAGTCCGCCACGGTGACGTATCCGTCTGGCACGACGCAGCCGGTCGCGCCGCCCACGCGCACGCCCATGCAGTTCAAGACGGTGGAGCTGCCGAAGGGCACGCTGTTCACGCGCTACGCGATGGCGGTGGCTGCTGGTAAAGGCAGCATGGCCGACACGATGGCGTACGCCAAGCGCTTCACCAACACGCCGGAAGTGCTCCAGTACATCAAGGCCGTCGAGGGTACGGCATTCGGCGCCAGTCCGTCGTGGGGCTCGGAGCTCGTCAATCCGAATACCCTGCAGACCGAGTTCATCGACCTGCTGCGTCCGATGACGATCATCGGACGCGTGCCGGGCTTCCGTAACGTGCCGTTCAACATCCCGCTGATCACCCAGACGGGTGGGTCGACGTTCGAGTGGGTCGGGGAAGGCGGCGTGAAGCCGGTCGGAGAGCTGGCGTTCGAGCGGACGACCATGCCGACCAGCAAGGTCGCCGGGATCGTGGTGCTGACGGAAGAACTGATCCGGTTGTCGTCGCCGGCCGCGGAAGAGACCGTGCGTCGGGATCTGACGGAACAGTGCGCGCGGTTTCTGGATGAGCAATTCATTCAGGTCGCGGTTGCGCCTGGTGCGAACAACCCGGCATCGATCGCCTACAACGTGACTTCGCCGGCGGCGAGCGGGACGGATGTGGGGGCGCTCCTTGCGGATCTCAATGCCGCGTTGGCGACGTTCGATGATGCCAATGACGGCGCCGATGTCGTCATCGTGATGACCAAGGCACTGGCGCGCGGGATCAGTTCGTTGCTGGTTGCGCTCGGCACGAGGGCCTTCCCCGAGATGACGCCCAACGGCGGGACGCTCATGGGCTACACCGTCATCGTCTCGAACTCAGTGGATTCCGGAACGATCGTGTTGTTCCAGCCGTCCGAGATTCTGTTGTCGGACGATGGCCAGGTGCGGCTCGATGCGAGCAACCAGGCCACGCTCTCGATGAGCGGCGGCAGCACCACGCCGGACTTCAACCTGTGGCAGCGCAATTGCGTGGGCATCCGAGCGGAGCGCTGGATCCGGTGGCAGAAGCGTCGGGATGACGTGGTCGCGGTGATCGATACCGCGGCGTACGGCCCGACCGTCGGTTCGGTCTAACTCGCAGTCGTCGGCTGGGCGCACTCGCTGTCAATGGCGGGGCGCCCGGCTTTCGTCCTTTCTCTCGGAGCATGGATGGGCATTCCACTCACAGCGCTCGCGACGTTTCACTATGCCGGGCGTCTCGTCATGCGCGGCCAATCCTTTTCTGCCCGTTCCACATCCGACGCCAAACTGCTCACGCTGACGAAAAAGGCCAAGCCGGCGCCAGCGACCGTTGAAGCGCCGACGGTTGTGCCGTCGCCTGTCGATTTGCCTGTGGCTCCACCGCCACCGCACGAGCCGGAACCTGTGACGATCGACGTGATCACGCCTGAGTCGCCGGATGTTCTGCCGGAGCCGGTCGAGACGGTGGAAGTAACCGAGGACGACGCCAAACCAAAGCGGCGGTATCGCCGCCGGGATCTCACGGCTGATCCCGAATGAATCTTGCCATCACGATCGGCTCGAAGACGCTGAGCCTGAACACGAAGCGCGCGGGTGCGCTCGCAGGGGTCGAAGGCTCGCGCAGTTGGCTGTCCTCATTCATTCACGAACTCACCACGGGCGGCTGGCAGCGCAACGAAGAGGTCAACGTCGATGTCGCGCTCTCGAATCCGACGCTGTTCGCGTGCGTGACGTTGATCGCTGGGGACATCGCAAAGCTGCGACCGATGCTCGTGGAGCAGGACACCGACGGGATCTGGACGGAAGTCGACAGCAACGCCTTCTCGCCAGTCCTGCATCAGCCGAACAGCTATCAGACCTGGGTGGACTATGCCGAGTGGTACATCCTCTCGAAACTGATCACGGGCAACGTCTACGTGCTCAAGGAACGGGATCAGCGTGGGGTGGTTCGGGCGCTCTACATCCTCGATCCGTATCGCGTGACGCCGTTGGTCGCGCCGGATGGATCGGTGTTCTACCAACTACGTGCGGACAGCCTCTCGCAAGCGCCGGAAGCCATCGTGCCGGCGCGCGAAATCATCCACGACGTGATGTGTCCGCTGTTCCATCCGCTCTGTGGGGTGTCGCCGATTTACGCGGCTGGGTTTCCGGCGATGCAAGGCCTGAACATCCGCAGCGCCACCGACAAGTTCGTCACGAATGGCTCACGGCCAGGCGGCATCTTGCTCGTGCCTGGGACGATGGAACAGGCCGACGCGGACGCGATGAAAGCGGAGTGGAAGGCAGCGTTCTCAGGGAGCAAGCAAGGGGACATCGCGGTTTTAACGGGCGGGATGAGTTATCTACCTATGGGCATGATGACGGCCGAGCAGTCACGGGTCATCGAGCAGTTGCACATGACCGATGAGGACATCGCGAAGTGTTTCCATATGCCGCGGCACAAGGTCGGGATCGGCCCAGATCCGACCTATACGAACATCGAAGCGAAGAACAAGGACTACTACACCGACTGCCTGCAGAAGCACATTACGAAATTCCAGGTCAAGCACACGCAAGGACTCGGGCTGGACAACGTGCCTGGGAAGACCTTAGCGGTGGAGCTCGATCTTGACGATCTGTTGCTGATGGACATGACCGCGAAAGCCACCGCGGCGCAGCAGGCGGTCAATGCTGGCTTGAGCTACAACGAGGCGCGTCTGCGCTTCTGGGATGCGGGTCCGGTCGCCGGCGGTGAATCCCCCCTTGCACAACAGCAGTACTACAGCCTCGAGGCGTTGTCGAAGCGTGACGCGGCCCCGCCGACTGAGACGTCGTCACCGTCGCCGGCCGCACCGTCCATGCCTGATGGGTCGCCGATGCCAGAGGACAAACGCTGGGATGCCGCCGCGCTCCCGCTCATGGTCAAGCGCAAGGTCGCGGAATTGAGGGCGGCGTGACCGAGACGGAACAACTCGCCGACATTATCGCGCTCTCCGTCCATGCGGCCACAGAACCGTTGCTGTCCAAGATCGCCGCGCTTGAGTCGAGACCGCTCGGGTATGGCAGCAAAGACGCCTGGGACGCCATCGCGGACACGCTCAGCGATCTGCGGGGCCGGATGGTGGCGGTGGAGGCGCGGGCGCTCGTGCCAGGTCCAGCCGGGCCGCAAGGGCCACAGGGCGAGCCTGGACAGCCCCTGGGGGCAGTAGGCGCGGTCGGACCAGCCGGCAAAGACGGAGTCGATGGCGTCAGCGGCAAGGATGGCCGGGATGGTGTCGACGGCAAGGATGGCGCTCCTGGCCTCAGCGGGAAGGACGGCGCGGTTGGGCCGACCGGCCTCGCTGGCAAGGATGGACGCGACGGGATCGATGGGAAAGACGGCTCCGACGGGTTGAGCGGGAAAGACGGGGCGCCTGGGCGCGACGGGCGCGATGGTCAGCCAGGCGTCAACGGGAAGGACGGCGCTCCTGGTCTCGACGGCAAGGATGGCGCTCCTGGAGTGGCCGGGAAAGATGGCGCCGACGGCCTCGGGTTCGACGATCTCGATGTCGTCTTTGAGGAGGGGAAGGGCTGGCTGCTGCGATTCGCCAACGGGTCACAGGTCAAAGACTTCCCGATCGCCATTCCGTTTGATGCGGGGATCTGGCAATTCGGAAAGCGGTATTCCAAAGCCGCTGGCGTCACGGTCAAGGGCGCGTTTTGGATTGCCCAGGAAGCGACCACGACGCGACCAGGGGACGGGACGCCGGAGTCTGCGAAAGCGTGGCGTCTCGCGGTGAAGGGCGGCCGGGACGGGAAGCCTGGGAAAGACGGCCGGGACGGAACCGACGCATGACGATCCCGACCATCGTGACGCTCGAGCAGGCGCAGGCGCATCTCCGGCTGTCGCCGGTCCTGAGCGGATCGCCGGCATCGCCCGTGGACGATCCCGATCTGCAACTGAAGCTCGACGCGGCGACGGAAGTCGTGTGTCAGCGCATTGCCCAGCGCAACCCGATGGATACGGACTGGATCGCGACAATCGAAGCGTGGACGACGGGGAGTCCTGCGGCGCCCGCGGTGGTGCGGCTGGCCGTGTTGGAACAAGTCGCGGAGTTCTATCGGTTCCGCGGGGACGATGCGCCGAACGAACGGGTCGAGGCGATGGGTGATCTCGCCGACACGGTCAAGAGCGTGCTGAAGGCTGGCGGGTATCTCACGGAGACGTGGGCGTGACGACCGTCCCCAAACTCTGGCCGAATTCAACCATCGTCTGTGTCGGGACAGGTCCGAGTCTCACACAGGCGGATGTTGAGTTCTGTCGCGACAAGGCGCGGATGATCGTCGTGAACGACGCCTACAAACTAGCGAAGTGGGCCGATGTGCTCTACGCCTGTGATGCGAAATGGTGGCGGTGGGAGAAAGGGGCGCAGTCTTTTGCTGGCTTGAAGTACTCCCTGCAAACATCGTCGGCGCTGTTCAAAGGCATCCAAGTGATACGCAATCTCGGGCGCGATGGGCTGACGCTCGATCCGACCGGCGTGAAAGCCGGCCATAACTCAGGCTATCAAGCGATCAATCTGGCCGTGCATCTCGGGGCCGCGCGGATCGTGTTGCTTGGGTACGACATGGGCCGTCCCGCGCGAGGGCCGTCGCATTGCTTCGGCGAGCACCCTGATCGCACGCAACCGCCGTATGCCGCCTGCATCAAAGCTTTCCAGACGTTACCGGGCCCACTCGCCGCGGCGGGGATCGACATCGTCAACTGCTCGCGGTCGACGGCATTGTCTTGTTTTCGTCGCGAGGCGATCGATACCGTGCTGGTGGAGCGTGCGGCATGATCGCCGTCCTGTTGCTCACCTGTGGGCGCGCAGACTACACCAAGCGCACGCTGGAGAGCTTTACCGCGCAGCACCCGCACGCGCGTGAGCAGTTCCTATTGCTCCACGGTGATGACGGCTCACAGGAACCTGACAACCTCGCGCTCGCAGCAGCGCATGGCTTCGCGACGGTCGTGCACCATCCGACGCAGCGAGGCGCGAGAGCGTTGCGAACAGCGATGGTGCAGGTGGCGGTCGATCGCCACGCGGACTGGACGATGTTGCTCGAGAACGACTGGGAATGGGTCCGCCCCTTCCCGGTAGAGACGTTCGAGTACGTGCGGCGGACGCGGCCAGATGTCTATTCGCTGCGCCTCTATGGCCAATACAAGGAACGGGGCCAGAAATGCCCCTGCAGTCTGCGGAATCATGGCGTGCCGTCGCGATCCGCTGCGCCGTGGCGTCGGTTGGCCGGTGCCCCAGAAGCCGTCGACGTGGGACGGTATCACTGGGGGGCTCCGCCAGCCGTCACGCGCACGTCCGCGCTGCTCCGCATTCATCAGCTCGTCCGCGGGCGGACGGATCGCGGGGATCACTCCGAGATGGTCGCCAGCGGTCGGATCGACGGCTTCGTGGCCCGCGTACTTGAAAATTGCGTGTTTCATATCGGGCAGTCGCAAACGCGGGCTATTGCGCCGCGGCATCCGGCTCCGCCTAAGCCGTCGCGGCCGATCCGCACACACAGGCGTCCCGCGCTCTACACGCCGCAGTGGCAAGAGACGCGACGCTGGACCTTGCCAGGGTCTTCGGCGTGCCTCGATGCCGCCCTCGTGGCGCTGGGCCAGCCTGTGGGCCTCCTAGACGTGGGGTGCGGAGAAGGGCACTTCGTGACACGCGCGCAGGCGCGCGGTATCCGCAGTGTGGGTGTGGATGTCTCGATTCCGGTCACACAGATCGATACCCCGATTCGCCACGCGGATCTCACGGTTCCGCTGGATGTGCAAGAGCAGTTCGGCCTCGTGCTGTGTTGGGAAGTGGCCGAACATCTGCCGGCCGCCGCGGCCGACGTGCTGTGTGACACCCTCGTACGCCATGTGCGGCCGGGTGGCGTGCTGCTCTTTACCGCGGCCACGCCTGGGCAAGGCGGACAGGGGCATCTCAACGAACAACCGCACGAGTATTGGCGGGAGCGGCTGATCGCCCGCGGTCTTGGTTTTGATTCAGTCCTGACCCAGCAGCTCTCGGCGCGATTCCTTGCGGCGGCGCCGAAGCAATCGTGGTATGGACGGAACGTCCAGGTATTTCGTGCGGCCGGGGAGGGCGCGTTCTTACCGGCGCCTGGCCTGCGGCTGGCCATCACGATGCGGACGGCCGATCGCTCCCCGAAACCGAACTATCTGGGCGGGACCGTGCGCCGGCTACTCGCGCAAGGGATCCCGCCATCCGAGCTCCAGATTTGTCTGACCGATCCTGATACGCGCTGGCTGTCCGGTCAGCTCGGTGCATCGATTGGGTCGGTGACGTTGCATGTGCCCTCTCGCCAACGGACGCCGAACGAGAACGGCTTGGCGCAGATTGCCAGCCTCGATCCCAACGTCTACGACTGGGTGTTGCTGCTCGAGGATGACCTGTCATTCTGCGCGGACTTCGTCGCGAGTGTGAAGCGGTGGATCGGAGCTGCAGCCCGACCCAATCGCCACCTGTATCGGCTCTTTGGGTTCCGGGTGTCTCCACCGCATGGCCATGTCGGGTTTTACGATGACCGCCTCGATCGGTGTGCGGGTTCGCAAGCGGTGCTGTTACGCATGGAAGACGCACAAGACTTTCTCGTCTGGTCCCGCGCGAATCTCGAGACCTGGGGCGGGTTCCGGGGCAACGCCAAGATCGCGTTTGACAAATTGCTCGCCTCGTGGGTGTTGGCGCGGTTCGGACGTGAACCCGGCGTGATGAGTCACCCGATGTTCGTGAAGCACATCGGGAAGGTGAGCAGCTTGCATCCGAGTACCACGCAGATGGATCGGTTCTTCGCTGGTGATACGTGGTCCTATCCGCAGGTGTCAGCATGACGCACCTGGCGTCCGGCAAGATGGACCGACGTATTGTCGTGCAGACCGCGACGGTCGCTGAGGATCCGCAGACCGGCCAAGACGTGGCGACGTGGGTGAGTAGCCAGCCCATCGCGGCGGAATGGTTACAGAGTAGCGCCACCGAAACGTGGCAGGCCCGTCAGATCGACGCCACGATTGAGGGCATCTACAAGACGTACGACATGAGTCCGAGGCCAACGCCGGATTTGGCGCAGATCATCGGACATGACGGTCGTACCTACGACGTGAAAGGTGTCACCGAGATCAATCGCGGCGAGGGGCTGCTGATTGCTGTCGCGGCGCGGGCGGTGGCGGCATGACGATCCGCGATCTCGTGCGCGAGTACGTGATGGCCGACAACGCCGTGATTGCGGCGGGCCTGACGCGGCTGTACCCGGATCAGTTGCCAGAGAAAGTCACGTATCCGGCCGGGGTGATTCTCGCCGTGGACATCGTGCGACCGAATTCGCTGCGGAGTGTCGCCGGCCTCGCACGGGCGCGGGTGCAGATCGACATTTACGCGAATCCTGGCAACGAGCAAGGCTCACGGGTGCGGGCCGATGCCATCGGGTCCGCGATTCGTCAACGGCTCGACGGGTTCGATGGGTCGTTCTCAGACACGAGCAGTTCACCAGCCACGCCCGTGCGGGCCTGGGTGACGTTCGATCTCGAAACGGAAGGCGCGGAGCCAGAGATTCACGGCGGACTCTCTCGGCATACCGCAGATTACATCGTGCAATTTCAGACACAGGGTGGAACGTACTAGCACGGCAAGCGTTGGTAACGAGCACGTACACAAGGAGCAGCGACAATGGCAGATCAACCAGACGCCACATCCACGCAGGGAGTCTACATCGGGACCAGTGATGGCGGCTCGCCGGCCAACTACACAGAATTGGCCCGCGTGACCAACATCGGCGGTCCCAACGAAACGATGGACGAACTCGACGTGACCCACCTGCGTTCGACGGGCATGTATCGGGAGTTCATTCCCAACTTCAAAGATGGTGGCGAACTGCCGATCACGATGCAGTTCGGATCGGGTTCGGCCTCGCAGTTGGCCCTCATGGCGGAATTCGAGTCCACGCCGCCGCCGACGCAAGAGCGCCGGATGTTCTTCCCAGACGGATCGACCGCCACGTTCAACGCCTTCGTGAAGGCGCGGAATTCTCCGATAGCGGTCGGTGCCGTGCTCGAGCTGAGCGTCACGTTGCGGATCAGCGGCCCTGTAGTCTGGGACCGCGTGTCCGTCTCCCCGGCATCGCTGTAAGGCGCTGAGGCTCCTATGGCGAACCCGGAACGGGGCGAAGTCCGCCTCGCGGTCAATGGCGACTCGTACACGCTCAAGCTCAGCATGAATGCCGCGGCCACGCTGCAGAAGCAGACGGGCAAGACGATCGGCACACTCCTGGGCGAATGCTCTGCACTGGATTTCGTGTCGATCCGGGCCGTGATCTGGATGCTCCTCCAGAAGTACCACGCGGAACAGTTCAAGACCGAGGCGAAGGTCGGCGACTTCATCGACGACTCGGGCGGTTTGTCGGTGTTCATCGACGCGATCAACAACGTCGTTGAGATCAATCAGCCTGAAGTGCAACCGGAAGGCGGCGCAGAGGGAAACCCTCCGACGCCTGGGACTGGCGCCGGCTCTACATCACCGGCCGGAGTCTCGGGCTGACGCGGGAGGAGTTCTGGGACAGTTCCTTGCGCGAATTCGAGCGGGAATGTGAAGCGGGCGAGCAGCGGAACATTCGCGCGGCGCAGGGGGCGGCGGTGCAGATGGGGATGCTGATGTCGGGCTCGCGCGGGACTGGACGACAGCCACCGCCACGGCGGCAATCGTGGCAGGAGATGAAGGCGCGCATGCAAGCGATCGCGAAGGTCAATGGCTGACGAACTCGCGGACCTAAAGCGGGGTGTCAATCGACTGCCGGAGAATGTGACGAAGGCGCTGCGCGCGGTGGCCTCCGTGACGGCTGGTCGTGTGCAACGTCGGGCGCGAGAGATCGTCGCGTCTAAAGTGAAGCGCGGGGCATCGGTGGTCGCTCTCACTGTGGTCGATGATCCAACACACAAGCAATTCCTCGTCATCGCGGAAGGCGCGCATGACAAACCCGCGAATCTCGCACTCTGGATTGAGCGAGGGACGCGGTATCTAACGGCGCGGCCGTTCCTCCGTCCAGCGGCCGATGCGGAAATGCGACGCTACGCAGACGAGATGATTCGCGCGGCCGAACACGTCATCGAAGGCCTGGGTCATTAACGATGCCGACGATCCCGATTCGCTGGGCAGACAATACGGACCAACTCCGGGCGAATCTGCGCCAGGGACTCGACCAGATCGAAGCCACGAAGGCGGCGGCGGATCGCATGACGCAGTCGCTCGGCGGTGGCAAATTAATGGCTGCCGCGCACAACTTCGCAGCGGCAGTCCAACAGATTGGCGGCGTAGAGAAACTAACCAATGCTGAGCGCGAGCGCGGGAATGCGCTGCTCGACAAAGCGATCGAAAAGTATCGAGTCCTCGGCCAGACGGCGCCGAAATCGCTCCGCGACCTCGCGGCGGCCACGAAGCAATCAACGACGCAGGCGTTTCAGTTGTCGGATGCCCTCGCTAATGTCGGCCTCAGCCTCGGCGTAGGCGCCGGAGCTGCGCTAGGTTCTGGCCTCGTGCTCGGCGTCAGGCATGCGCTCGAACTGTCCGACGCCCTCTCGAAACTCTCTGATCGGACAGGCATCACGGCGACTGGCCTCCAACGGCTCGATGCCATCGCGCGACCGTCCGGTAACACGATTGAAGAAATCGCCAACGCCATAAACAGGTTCCAGAAGAACATCGTCGAAGGCGGGAAAGATACCGAGAGCGCGCTGGCGCGGATCGGTCTGTCTATTCGTGAGCTGGACAGCCTCGAACCCGATCAGCAGTTCATCGAGATTGCGAAAGGTATCCAATCCATCAAAGACCCGGCCGAGCAAGCCTTCGTCGCCATGCAGTTGTTCGGTAGGGCAGGCGCTGAACTACTCCCGTCGCTCAAAGCGAAGGTGGACGAACTCGCAGACTCCACGTTCAAGATGTCGGACAAGGCGGTCAAGGCGTGGGATGACGTCGGAGATGCGGTGCAGCGGTGGAAGACGAACGTACTCAACGCGATCGGTGAAGTACTCGCGCAGTTGAATCGTCCCGGCACGGACCCGCTCACGGCGTTGTTGCTTGCGTCCCAGGAAGGCGCCGCGAATATCTTGATCCCGCCGCCGAAGGCTCCACGGGCGCCGTTGTCTGGAGAGCGCGGCGACATTCCATTGTTCGCCGTGCCTGGACTCCCGCCACCAGACGTGATTGCGTCGATCGAGCGGTTTTCCAAGGCGCTGCTCCGCGCAGCGGAAGCGCAACTCGCAGCAAAAGGATTAGCGGACCAATGGGCGCGGATCGCCAAGTTTGAGGACGTATGGGGGAAACTCGCCGCGCAGCCCAGACAGACGTTTACGCCATTTTCGGAGGCGATCGATAAATTCGCGACGTTCGAGATCGATCTTGGGAATATCGACAACCTCGTGACCCAAACCTTCGACGACATGATCCAGAAGGCCAAGGAGCTCGAGGAGGCATTCAGGAAAGCCTTCGGCGTGACGGCTGGTCTGTCGTTGGGTCTGCCGCCTGGTGTCGTGCCAGGGAATACGGATGCGATTCAGGCAGCGAAGGGAGCGTTCGGCATCGATGAGGGCGCCTTTCAGCGAACACAGATCGCGCTCGATTCGCTCTCGCAGTCGGTCAGTATGCTCGGGTCGATGAGCGATGGCGCATTCGGGAAGGTCGCGAGCTTGAGCGCAGGCGTCGTGGACGGGATCGCCAACATGCTCCGCGCTGTGGAGACGTTCAAGGATGCTTCCCTGTCCTCGATGCTCAGTATCGGCGCAGCGGCGTTTCAGTTAGGGATGCTGATCGGTCGACTCTTGGCGCCGCTCCTGATCTCGCTCTTCTCTGGTCCTGGCGCGCTCGGTGATGCCGCGAGGCGCGCAGCGCAAGGTGCGGCGGCGCGTGTCGGCCATGCGTCGACCGGCGGAATCGTGACGCCATTTGGGATTCAACGCTTCGCTGGCGGCGGGATCGTCGGCGGGATGACACTCGCGCCGCCCGTCTGGCCGGACAACCGTTTGATCTGGGCGCATGACGGCGAGATGGTGCTGAATCGCGATCAGCAGCGCAGTGCGTTTGGTGGAGGAACAACGGTTTACGTCAACATGGATAACCGCGGCGCGTGGTTCGATGGAGTTGGCGTCGAGCGCCTGACACGGCGTATCCAGCGCTCGTTCTGGCGACAGGTGGCCGAGAACAAGGACAGCTCGTACTCGCGTGCGCGCGCAGGGCTGGGCGACAAGAGCTGATGAAAGCCCCCGCCATCTTCCAGTCGTATACCCAGAACATCCTCCGCGATGCCGCGATTACGGCGACGGCGGCTCCGCGTGCGTCGTTCGTTCTCGATGTCCTCAGCTATCTTCTACCGGATTGGCGGGTGTGCTGGGATACCGGGACGGTGACGATCCGCCTCACGCATGGCGGCGGATCCCCAAGCGAACAGCGCCAAGGTGACATTCTCTACATCGGCGCGCACAACTTCGACGCGGGGTCTCCGGCCGCGGCGGTGCTGACCAATGATGTTGGGCTGGTGCAACCGATCACCGTGCCGGACCCGCTCGGGAATGGCCTCTGCCGGCCGATCGTGATCGATCTGACGATCGCCACGCCCGATCCGGCCGACCGCACCCCGTCGTACTGGGAACTTGAGGTGAACCAGTCCTCGAATCTCACGCTCGGAGGGGCAATCGCGATCTACGGGCCGAAGCAATACCTGCTCGATCGCGATTTTCGCTACGGCTATGCCCAGCGCCAGCAGGGTTTGTCGATCGACCATCGCAACCCGTACGGGGCCTCGTTCGAGGTTGATCTGGGGACGATGTTGCGGTCGGTGGACGTGCAGGCGCTCGCGACGAAGACGGACGCCGATGCGCTGCAGGTGTTCTACGAACAATGCAACGGCCGTCGGCCGGGGTTGCTGTGGTTCGATCCCGACATCGCCGATGCTTATCTCGGGAAATGGGTGGGCGAGTTCAGGCGGACGTTTGTGTTCGACGACGCTGAGCAAATCGATCTGACCTTTGAGGAACTGTCGCGCGGGTTGGTGATCTAATGCCTGGCACCCCGATCCTCGCGTTGTTGCCCGAATCGAAGGCGGTCTACACGCTGGACAAGAACCTGCGTCCGGTGGTGGCGGAATTGCCGACGGCGGGCGATGCGGCGACGACAGTCCTCGCCTACGTGGTGATCGCCACGCTGACGAGTGTCGGAACCACAGCCCTCGCCACAGCCCTCTACAAGCACGGGTTGACGACGGGCGACAGCGTCATCATCGACGGCGCCACCGAGACGGAATACAACGGCACCTACACGATCACCGTGATCAGCGCGCAGGCGTTCACGTACACCTTCGCTGGCAGCGGCACGTCTCCGGCCACCGGGACGATCGTCGCGCAGTTCCCCGAAGTCTCTGATGACGAGTTGGCGATCACGCTCTGTGCATCTCGAGACGGCGGCGTCTGGACGCTCTACGACGCACTGGCTCCGCGCGGGTTCGAGGCATCCCTGGCCTGCATTCTCCGTAAGTGCGACCCTGACACCGGGGAGCTCCTGGCCGATGTCGTGCGCCCAAACTACGGCGTCCTCGATGCGGAGATCCTAACGATCGGCGAACTCGGTGGCTACAAGTCGCTGATGGATGTGGGCTGCGGGCGGTTGCTGACGAACGACCGCACGACGCACGAGGTGATCGAGATCAAGGTCGAGCACGTCGACGACGGCCTGATTCCAGTCGATCCTGATGTGCCCCTGATCGACAACGAAGTCGGGCGACTGGTGAAGACGTACAGCCTCGTGATCGATCCGCTCGATGCGGCCGTGAACTCAGGCGCGACACGGCTGCTCTATCAGGAGGGCGGCGACTCGAAGCTGTGGGACTTAGGCGAGGACGCCTTTCTGCGGACGGTGGTGGCGGCGTAAATGGCCAACGATACCTGCGCGGCGGCTACCGCGATCGTCATCACGCTTGGCGTGCCGTTTTCGGTCAGCCAGAGCACGCTCGCCAACGCGAACGACCCAACGATTGTCTGTGAGGCGCTGTCGAACGATGCCGGCGGTCACGCCGCGTGGTTCCGGTTCACGCCGGCTGTCGCCGGTCTGTTGAGTGTCGACACGCACGGGAGCGACTACGACACCGAACTCGTGGTGTATCACGGCACCTGTGATGCTCTGCGGATTCTCGACGCGAGTGAAGACGATGGCGTCTCGCTCCCGCCCAATAACGACGGGTATCAGTCCTCGCTCACAGAGGTGCCCGTCAAGGCGAACGTCCCGGTCTATATCGCGGTCGCAGACTACAACGAAGTCGGCGGGGCGCTGGTCCTCACCGTCACGCTGAGCCCTGCCGCCGATACCACGGCTCCACAAATCATCGTCGGCGTTGAGGATGAACTGACGGGGCAGGCCGCGCTCTATGCCTATCGGATCAGCGATGGCGTGCGCGTGGCGCGTGGACTGATCCACGAGTACGGCAGTGATCCCTACGCCTACGGATCGGGCCAGCAGAGCCTCAAGCGGGCCTCGGCGGATGGGGCGCGGCTCTACGTGAAAATCTCGGGCCATCTCGACTCGATGGTGCAGGTGTTCGATCGGACGCTGCAACCGACACCCGCGCGCTGGCCGATCACGGAGACGGACGCCTACGCCATCGGCGGCCTGGCGTTCGATGCGAGCGGCCACGTCTATCTCGCCGGCTATGTGAACGGGACCGACTTCTTCGTGAAGCAGTTTGATGCGGATCTCCATCTGCTCGCGACATCACCGTTTACGACGACGGACGACCTGGGCGGGTTCGGCGTGAGTCCTGACGGCGCGACGTTCTATTACTACGTGGCTGGTGAAAACAAAGTACGGTCGCGCACGTTTGCCACGGGCGCGGATCTCGGCATTCTCATTGCGACCGATTTCGGCGTGCCGTTCGTGAAGACGAACGGGCACATCGTGCTCGCGGGCGGGAGCGACATCAACGAGTACAACAGTGATGGCACCCTATTCCGCACCACGACCACGGCGGGGGATCTGTCCAATGTGGGCGGGTTAGATCCCGACCAATTGCACCTCTGGACGATGGACGCCAGCGGGGCCTCGGTCAGCCGAATTCGGATCAGTGACGGCGCCGTGATCAGTACCCCGATCACGCTCTCGACTAGCGATCCCGACCTTGATGCGGAGTGGGACATCATGATCATGGCGCCGACCGGGCGCCGGATCTGGCCGGTCTGGCTGAACGCCTGCGCGAAGTACGGCGAGACGTTCCTGGTGTTCACCGGCACGTATCTCGGCAACGGATCGATCGAGCGCTACACCTTCGACGGCGAACTCGTCCAAACGCTCACCTACGATCCGGCGCGGTGGGCGCTCGGCATGATCGGGATGACGGCGATGCTCGACAGCAACGCCTGTCTGCAGAAGATTCAGGACGACGACTTGCCGGAAGTGGGGCCGACACGCGGCATGGTCTGGCTCGCGGGCCACTACACGCCAGAAGTCGGCGTCACGCAGCCGGGGATCCTGCCGATTCGCCTGGACACGGGAGAAGTCCTCGCGCCGGTCATCACGATTCCCGCGCCGAGCGAAGTCGATCAGACGGCGGGCTTCACGGTGCTCGGTTCGGGAGCCTATGCGTCGGGCAATGGCGATCCGACCGATCAAGGCTTGCCGCCGAAACCGACCGTCGTCTGTAACGAAGTCACGAATCTGCGCTCGCCGGCGTCGAACCCCGGCTGCAATTCGGGCGGGCGTGGCTGGGTGCCGGTCTACACCGGCGCCTCCGGCACCATCCCGACGAGCACCGATCCGAGCAACGAAGAGACGCTGACGGGGAAGACAGACATCCTCGTCGACGTGAAGGTGGCGCACACGCGGTATCTGGCAGACGGCACCGAGCAAGCCGATCCGATGTACTGGGCGCACGTCGATCTGGACGACACCATTCGGAAGGAAGGGCGACTCGGCGGCGCCGGGACGGTCGAGATCAGCTCATCGGACGCGCAGGGCAACATGAAGTCCACCAGCGCGGCGATCACGATCTTCGATGATCCCGGTCACCCGATTGCCCTGCGTCGGAGCGATCCCGAATACCGCAACTTCAACCGCGACGAAATGACGATCAAGGCGCGGTCGGATACCGGCCGACGTGCTGGTCTGATCGCGCGGTTCATCTGCCGTGTCCTGCTCTACGGGGATAGTTGCGGGAGCGCGCGGATCGCCCGCCTGAACGGCGTCGATCATCTGTTCATCGAAGGCGGTTCCTTCTCGCCGGACAAGACGGCGCCGCAGTATCGGTATCCGCTGTCGTTCTACACGATGGCGCCGCCCGACGTAGCGGGCAAGTTCATCCCGTATCTCTACGGGGAGAAGAGCGACGAAGGCGCGATCAACCCGACGACGGGCCTCGTCAACGCGCGTGGGCTGTGTCCGGTGACGTTCCTCGGCATGGACACCACGCTTGGTGAGGAGTGGGGGCGCGTCAACTTCCTGCAGTACGCGAACAAGGCCGTCATCGGGCTCTACGGCTCCGACTGTGGGGGCTTGGGCTGCTTCGGTATGGGCGCGGTGTCTGACGGCAAAGCCACGAGCACGGTGACACTGAGCGGCGTCGGCGACTTCTCCGTGATTCCCGGCGGCGGGTGGGCGCAGCTCGTGCTCCTACACCCGCAGAACGGGCGCAGCGAGCACCGGATTACCCGCGTGAACCTCGCGGCCAATTCCGTGAAGGTGGAGGGCAAAATCGACGCGACGGCGCTGACGGGCGCGATCCCCTGGTTCATCGAGCGGATCGACCATCTGGCCCGCCGCGTGAAGATCGACATCGCATCGCGGCAGGGTGTGGACGTGATGATCCCCGGCTACACCGGGTACGTGCGACCCACGCCATACGAGGACATCTCCTGCTCAGAGGGCGAGTTCCGCATGTTCGACGGCTGGGTCCGCGGGGTGCTGCTCGCGGAGCATCTGTCGGGCGGGCCGACACTCTCAGCGAATCTCGCCGGCCTCGAGGACCGGGGCGACGGCTCTGGCGAGCTCATCACCGAGTACTTCACCGCCTACGCCCACTGGTGGGACAACTTTGTCCACACCCAATCCGCGAAGCCGACTGTGGACATCGGCGGGGGCGTGCTCGGTTGGCCGCAAGTCGAAGCGGACTGCCCGCAGTGGTCGGATGCGATCACGAAGACGATGCACTCGTCGTTCGCGGTGGCACAAGCGCAGACCGTGACGGCGCTGGGCGGCGTCGGATTGACCGTCAGTGCGTACTTCAATGAGGGGATCTCCCTGCGGGACGCGGCCCAGCTCTGGAATGACAACGGCGGCTGTTGGACGACGGTGGAAGAGCATGGCCGCGTCAAGGTGTTCCTGCTCGACCAGTACGCGGATACGACGACGTGGCCGCGCATCGATGACGTGAATCGGGTGTTCGGGACACTCGACACCCCACGGGCTGTGGACGAGCAGATGAACGTGGTCCGTGGCGGGTGTGACTTCGATCCCGATGGCGACGCGTTCCGCGAAGACAACCTCGACGCCCGATCCGCCGCCGCGATCCGCCGCAATAAGGGTTATGTCAAGTCCTCGAAGCACATCGACGGGAAGCTGCTCGGCCATCCCGCCCATCTGCAGTGGGTGCTCAATCGCAAGCTCGCGATTCATCAGGACGGGCCGATCTACGTCGAGGTGAACGATTGCGACTTCGGGCTGGTGGACTACCCGATCGGATCGGGCGTGGTGTTCACGTCCCAGGATGGACCGGGCGCCGACGGGTACGTGGAACAGCCGCTGCTGATTCTCGACCGTAAGCCGAACTTGGACGGGAAGACGTGCTCGATGCTGTTCCTCGATGTGGGGACGGACCCGCTGATCGTGCGGGAGTCGCAACAGTTCATCTTAACCAATGACGTAGACGGGCCTCGGTTGAGCAATGACCTCGACGAAGCTCCGAGGCTGGTGGCATGACCTACGAACAAGTCAACGGTGGAACGGCGTTCGTCACGCTGGAGAGGTTCACCCTAGACGATGCGAATCGGATCCGAGATTCCATCGACAAACTCGCGGCGGCGGCGCTCGCGCAGAACGTCTGTGCAGGCGGAGATGAGAACGCGGGTATTCCTGCCGACGCAACGGGCGACGTCAAGCTCTATAACTGGGTGCCGCTCTTCTTCGACAACACGAGTTCGCAATGGTCCGGCACGGCCGCCACATTGATCGCGCAGTTCCGGTATTTCGTCCGGGTGTCCAACAGCGCGATCACATTTACACCTAAGGTGTGGTACGCCGCCACGATGGCCGCGCTGATCAGTGCCCCAGTCGCGGCGACGATCAGCGGGGAAGCGGCATGCGCGGCGACGGCCAGCGACTACTCCGGCACCGACCAGATCCAGACCGTGACAGTCACGCTCCCGGCTGGCGCGAAATACTGGGCGGCCGGCGGGACTGTGGGCGGGTCCGTGGCGGCAGGCTATCAGGTGTGGGCAAGAGCGTGGCGCGACATCTACGTGCAGCCATGAAAGAACACCATGAACATTCACCCGAAACCGTCGCCATGTTGCAAACAACCGATTCAGGTGCAGGGATGAAAAGCTATCTGTTCGGCCTGCGGTCGGCAGGTCCGGTAATCGTTGCGCTGCTGCTGGCTGCGCCGGCCTCCGCGCAGATCGTGAACTATCAGCGGCTCGTGGCCGCCGTCTCGGATCCGCGCACCATCGCGAGCAACGGCGGCGGCACACCGGCCACGTTGACCCTGACGCCGACGGCCACCTACGTCCCATTGACCTGCAACGATACCGACGGCTGCACGATCACGATGGGGGAAACAGGCATTCCCAACGGGATGTCGGTGCTCATCGTGAACGTCTCCGCGAATGCCTGCACGTTCAGTGATACGTCTGGCGTGTCTGAGCTCACCGGTTCGATCTCGCTCAGCCAGTGGCAAACGCTGGCGCTGGAATACGTCACGGATCGCTGGGTGCAGTCGGGTACAGGAGGCGGGGCAGGGACCGTCACCACGACGGGATCGCCAGCCAGCGGCAACCTCGCGAAGTTCTCCGGCGCGGCATCACTCACCAATGCGGATCTGACCGGGGCGGTCACGACAAGCGGGACCGTGGCGACGACGCTTGCGAATGACATTGTCGCCAACGCGAACCTGCGGAACTCCGGGGCGCTCTCCGTCATCGGCCGATCGGCGAATTCCTCTGGCGATCCGGCTGACATCTCGGCGTCAGCCGCGAGCGATGCCGTGCTCCGCGAGAGCGGATCGACGGTTGGATTCGGCACCATCACGACGGGCGGGATCGCGAATGATGCGGTGACGTTCGCCAAGATGCAGAACTCGTCCACCACGAGTGTGCTGGTGGGCCGGGGCGGCGCAGCGGGGACCGGGGACTACCAAGAGATCGCGCTGGGCGCGGGCCTCTCGCTGGCGGGCACGACGATCAGTGCGACGGTGGTCGGGACAGGCGGCGGGGATGTGGTCGGGCCGGCGGCTGCCACGGACAACGGCTTCGTGGTGTACGACGGCACCACCGGCAAACTGGTCAAGAATCACGCGGCCACGGTGGCGCTCGGCTCGGAAGTCTCCGGGGATCTGCCGTTTGCGAATCTGACGCAAGGCTCGGCGTTCTCCGTGCTCGGGGTCACGGGGAACGCGACGGCCGACAACGCCTCGATCGCGGCTGGGTCTGATCACCAAGTCTTACGTCGGTCTGGAACCGCGGTCGCGTTCGGGGCGGTGAACCTCGCGCAATCCGCCGCCGTCACGGGAGTCCTCCCGATCGCCAACATCGCGACAGGGACACCGGACGGGACCAAGTTCGTACGGGATGACGGGACGTTGGCGGTGCCGGCTGGCACTGGGATGGTGCGTCTCGCTCAGGTCGTCACGAGCGGGAGTCAGGCCACCGTCGACTTCAGCGGTATCAGTGGCGCCTACACCTCCCTGAAAGTGCTCATCTATGCGCAGGACACGGCGTCAGGCACGAGCGACAGCGCGATCTATCTCAAGATCAACAACGACGGCACGTCCGGCAACTATACGGCAACGCAGCGCTCCGGCGCGGTGAACGGTGGCGCCACCGTCACAACGCTCGCGGCGACCGCGAATGGGAGTCAGGCCGGGCTGGCCCCCAATTCCGGCACCACGGGCTCGGTCGGGACGAACGAAGTCACGATCGTCGGGTACGCGTCGACGACGTTCAATAAGAACGCGATGTATTGCGGCCACGACTTCACGACAACCGCGAACGGTTCTATGCAGTGCGGCGGGTTCCAGTGGAAAAGCACCGCGGCTATCACGCGTCTGACGTTCACGGCTGGCGGCACCGCTTTCACGGATGGGTCTGTGTTCACGCTCTACGGGATTCCGTAAATGATCCTGCACTGGTGGGAACCCGACACGCTCCTGTATCTGCTCATGGTGACGATCGTCTCTATCCTGCGGACGTGGGGAGGCTAATGGAGATGTTTGTCGCGATCGCGCAGCAACACTCAGATCGGCTCACGGATCGCCTGTGGGCCTGGTGGGACGAGATTTCGGTCTACACCCTCCTGCGCTGGGTGCTCGCGACGTACATCATCGGCGCCGGGTTGGAAGTCCTGAAACTGGTCCTCCGATGATGCAACCCCAGCCGGATCACACCCAAGCCTTGCAGACGATCTCGTTGATTCAGGGGATCGTCTTGGCTATCGGGATGTTGATCGTCGGGGGCCTGATGAAGACGTTCAGCGCGGGGTCGAAGTTTCGCGACTTCGAGCGCGCGAACAAGTTGATGTCGGAGCTGGCGTCCACGGTCAACACGTTACCTGATAAGTATCGGGAGGAGATGCAAGAAGCGCTCGACCGGTATCACCAGTACGTGGTGGAACCGCGCCTCGAGGAGCTGCGCCGGGAGTTCCGCCGGTTGGAAGAGATCGTGGATCGACGTCGGGACGGGGATCGGCGGCACGACCATGATTGACCTCCTTCTGCGGTTCATTCTCCCGGCGGCCTATCAACTCCTGCCTCCCGCGATGGAGAGTCAAGCCGCGACGGCGCTCTTATTGAGCATTGCCATGCAGGAGAGCGGTTTGGAGTATCGGCGCCAGATCGGCGGGCCTGCGCGGGGCTGGTTCCAGTTTGAACGGGCTGGTGTGCGTGGCGTCCTTGATCATCCGAGCACGGCGGCTCCGATCGCGATCGTCCTGCGGGCGCTGCGCTACGACGCAACGATGCCGTCGTCTGATGTGCTCGCCGCCATCGAGCACAACGACGTACTGGCTGCGGCGTTCGCGCGGTGCTTGTTGTGGACGGATAGCCGTCCGCTGCCGTTTATGACTGAGCCGGATGTCGGCTGGCAGGTGTACGTGAGTGCGTGGCGTCCCGGTCGCCCGCGGCCAGAAACGTGGCAGGAACACTACGCCGCCGCGTGGGCGCGGACGATTGTTCCGGTGCCTGGGTCGAGGGCGTGACCGTACTGTTTCGGTGCGATGGAGGACTGATAGCCGGGACTTCAATGGACCCCGTTGAAGGGCGTCAGGGCCTCCATCCACCGAGTTCCAGGAGCGAAAGGACGTAAGCAGATGGCGAAGACACCCAACCCACAGGACACCACGCTCCGTAATCTCCGTGCGATCAAAAAGCGAGTCGAGACACTGGAGTGGGAAATGAAGGCCGTCTGGAAGCAGATCGGGAAGCCATCGGCACCGCCGGAACCAGAGTATCGATCACGGCCGGGACGAGGGCGACGGTGAAAGCCTACGCCGATCTTGCCGATCTGCCTGAAGACGAACGCATTCGGATTGCCGCAGAGGCGGCGGAGAACGGCGCAGTCATCGGCCTCGTGACTGATGACGAGCCTGGAAAGCCAGAGCGATACATCCGCAAACTCGGCGCCTACCCGGTTCGCATCATCGACCGCGGTCCAGGCCCGGTGAAGAAGACGGTCCTGATCCGAATCGGACCGAAGGAGAGCTGAATGGCGTCGGACCATAAAGGCCAAGCGATGTGCACGACGACCGGCGAATCGGTCGAAGACGTGCGCGCCAAGCAGACCAACCCAACCGGCCAGCACGACGGCTACATCGTGCTTTGCCCAGACGAGCGCGCGAAAGGCTTCGTCCGACCCTACCGCGATCGGTATCGCCACATGGGGCGCAGAGAAGTCATCGTCAACGACGGCAACGTCGCGGACGCCGAGCATCGTGTCGGCGGTTGTGGGACGGAGACGACAATGGGCCGCGCGCTCTCTGAGACGTACGCGCGCGATCCGTCGTTCTACGGCGCGACGTTCTGTTGTGCCTGCAACGCTCACTTTCCAGTCGCGGAATTCGTTTGGACGGCCGACGGTCAGCCGGTGGGGTCATGACCGAACTCTGGCTCGGCCCGGATCTCAACGCGGATCTCCTGCCGCTGGTTGATGCTCTCGATCAATGGCCCGCTGCTCGTTCACGCTGCGCCATGCTCCAAGGTTTCGAGCAGCAGATCGGGAGCGACACCGAGAACCTGAACGACATCGGGCTGAACTACTACCCACGGCTGCGCGATGCGGGCTTCTTCTCCAAGCTGCACGCGCAGGGCTTAAGGCTTGCCATTGAAACACCGGGCTTGAAAGCCTGGGACGTCGAAAACGGCGTCCCGACCGGGAAGCAGGCGGCCTTCGCGCTCACGCGAGCGATTGACCGCATCCGGGCGGCGGGTGGCGACCTTTCGACGTACTCGATGGACGATCCCCTCGCGGCCTCGCTCAAAGACTTCCCGCTGGTCGTGCCGTTCGAGACGCTGGTGCCCGTGCTCCTCCGCGTCGCGAAAGCCGGGAGCGATCTGGGCGTCCAGGGTGGGATCACCGAGGCGTACCCGACGTGTGCGGTGGCGCAGATCATCGGTCTGTTCGGGCATCTGCAACAGGCGGGCTGGTCCCCGCGCCATCTGCACATGGACATCGACGAGCAGCACGCGAAGCAGATGCACGCGGACGCCAAGATCGCGGCGGACCTGAAGGAACTCCAGGCGGCGTGTCGCTCGTGGCGCATTCCGTTCGGGATCATCCTCAACGGGCAGCGCGGGGACACCCCCCAAGCGTACCGGCTCGGCTTCTGGGAATGGTTCGACTTCGCGCGGCGGATGCTCGGCGGCGATCCCGACCGCTGGATTCTCGAAAGCTGGAAGAAGAAGAACCTGCCAGAGAACTTGTCGGAGTCGTCGCAATTCACCCATACCGGGCTGCTGCGCGAGGTGGCGGCCCTCGTCCCTTTTCCAGTTGACCCAGTTGACCCCGTGGAGGGTGGCATGAAGTGGAACATGGTACGACTCGTCGACGGCACGCTCGTGAACCCTGACGGCACGGTGCGGAGTCTGAATCCGTCCGTGGCGCCGCCGTGGGCGCATGGTGGCGCGTACGGACCCTACACATGGGAGACGCGCCCGCCTGGTTCGCACGGCGGATACGAGCAGTGCGCGGTCAACGGCGCGACCGTCTCATACAACCCGACCGGGTTCGAGGTGATCGTGTTCGGGTTCCAGGCGGCTGTCCCGCAGTCGGCGGGGTTCTCGGCGATCAGCGAGGAGCCGGTCACGCTGTGAGCTATCTGCTCATGGCCGGCGCCGGTTCGCCAGCGGCGTCAGGGTCCATTCACGGCAAGCTTCGAGCGCACAAGCACGGGTCGTCAGCGACGCAGGATCTGACGTACTCGTTCGCTGACGACAACGGGCCATGCAGCCCAACAGGGACGCACTGGTTCTGCGGTGCGACCGATTACCACGAACGTCCGTCCGAAAGCGAAGACGTGGCGGGGCAGCTCCGCGCCTGGGGCGTGACGATCATCCGCAACTTCCGAGTGCTCGGCTACGACTGGGTTGATCCGAACGGGCCGGATGTGCCGCCGCCGTCTGGGAGCTATTTCGGCATGCGCGGCGTCTCGCCGGTGCACATCGATCGCGTGCTGGACTTCGTTGAGATGCTTGCTCGTCACGACCTGTACGTTCAGTCAACAGCCGGCCATCAGTGGAAGGACTCGAAACAACGGATCGCCTGGGAGATCAAGTTCTGGACGCGAGCCGTGGAGCGCGGTCTACTCAAGCGTTTCCTTCTGGCCGATGGCGACAACGAGTACGTCCAGCAAGCGCACATGCGCGACAGCGACGAGCAGATCCGCGAGTACAAGGAACTGTTCGACTTCCTGAAATCGCTCGGTCCTGATCGGCCCATGTTCGCGTGCGGCGCCGCGCTCAGCGAAGCGCCGGCGGACGTGCGGCGGTCGCTCGGGGAGATTCGCAATCCACGGAACGCGGACGACGACGATCCGCACACGGTGCTGTTGCCACAATTCTGCGATCACCTCGACACGCATACGTCCCGCGACGAGACGCCAGGGGTTGACGAGACGATTAAGCGGCCGTTTTCGCTTGGATACAACGAGGGCCATATCGGGGCGTACGGCGTCCCGATCGCCTTCAGTGAGCCGCGGTCGTATCCCGGCCCGGCGGCGTTCTCGCCGAGCGATAAGCCGGGGCGCCTATTCGGCTGCTATGGTGTCGGCAAATTGTGGGGCGGACTCGTGACCCATTTCTCCGGCGAATCCGTGCGCGGAGAGTCACGGTTCAATCACGAGATGCGGCCGAGCAACATGCTCACAGCGGAGGGCATCAGTAAGATCCCGACGCTGCTGAACCATCTCCCGCGCAATGTCGGCGAGAGTGGGCATGTGCCAGGTGGCAACATCTGGTGGTGGGCACTGCCCGATGGGCGGATCGCCACGGTGTGCAGCGAGCTCTGGCAGGACACCAGCAAGGGCGAGCCGATCAAGGCACCAGTCCCGATCAAGCAATTCTTGCTCATCGGCCCGCACTGGGAAGCGCGCGAGTATCAAGGCAACCCGACGATGGCGCATCTGCGCGGTCAGGGCGGGGCGCTGATCGTGGCGGAGCGCGCGTGACCGACCCCACGAGCAACGCGCACGCCGCGATCGAAGCGGAGCTGGTATGTCCGCACTGCCGCAGTTATGAACCGGCCGGGCGCCTCTGCCATCCATGCGTATCTCGACACGCAGACGGCGGGCTGTGTCGTCTGTAGTCACGAAGGCCCGATCGACTCGTTCCAACCGCAACCGTTACCTGAAGGAGAGAACTGATGCCGCTCTTTACCTTGCTCATCTACATCGTGCTCGTCGTGGGGCTGTGCTATTTGGCCGTGTGGGCGATGGGGAAGCTGATGCCGGGTCATCCAGGTGTCATCGACAACATCATCTGGGTCGTGTGCGTGCTGATCATTGTGCTCATGGTGCTCCAGGCGTTCGGACTGATGGGCGCTGGGCCGCGCGTGCCGCAGCTTGGCTGACGATCTCACCGATCCGCTGCGGGCGAAGGGGTCGCTGTCCCCGACATCGACGCTGCAGGAGGATCTCGTCACGGCGGGGCAGCGGCGCGTCAATCTCATTTGGGAGTCGACGCAAGGACTGATCGCGATCTGCACGACGGGCGCGATGATCTACTGCTCGGTGAAGTCGATCGAGAGCCCGAACCTGGTCAATGCGTTCTTCCTGATTGTTGGTTTCTATTTTTCGAGAACGAATCACGCGGCGATCGGCGGCGTCGGCTCCAAGCCGAACGCGCCGTATCAAGGCCGATAAGGAGACTCGATGAACGGCGAAGCGATCGTGTCGGTGTCGGCGGCGGTGGTGGCGCTCACGCAGTTGGTGAAGTGGGCCGGGTTGCCGGACAGAGTAGGGCCATTGTCCGTGCTCGTGCTCGCGGCGGCCGGCGTCATGTTTTGGGGCTGGACGCAGGGCGACATCACGCGCGCCTCAGCCTTCGGCTACTTCGCCGGCTGGATCGCTGTCGCGACGTCCGCGGCTGGTGTGTTCGGCTTTACCCGTGCGGGTGGAGATGCGGTGACGCGCATGTCGGCGCCGCCCGGTGGGGCTGGCTCGAGCCCAACCATCAAAGGGTGACGCATGGACCCGATTACCGCAGCCTTCCTCGCCACGAAAGCCATCGCGGAAATGATCACCGAGCTCGCCAAAGGGCAGACCCCAGAACAGCGGGCGAAGTTCTGGGAGTGGTTCGAGCACGACCAGGAACGCTGGCGCAAGCTGCTGAAGCTCGACGCCTGATGCGATGGCGCGCACGCTCTGGTGTGGTCGCTGCGATGCGGGCTACTTGTCGGTGGCCGGCGACGTGCCGCGGCAATGTCCGTTCTGTCAGGCCAGTCCGACCGTCTGGCGCACGATGGCGCCGGTATCGGATGAACCGCGGACGGCGTGGGAATTGACCCACAACGACAAGCGGTTCTTAGCGTCGATCAGAGTGGAGGCGTAGGCTGTCGATACAGCATCGCCCCGAGCACCGCGCCCACCGCTAAAGCGATGAACATCAGCCCGACGTCCCCACGCGATCGGTTCATGTACTGCGCGATCATCTCCGCTTCGGCGGTAGCGTACTGACCCGTCGGCCACGGGGATGCCACGACGAACGCCAGGATCACCGACAGCACCGCGACGGCCCCGTAGGCGCCGCGATACCAGACGCCCTTGACCGCGAGAACGGGCATCAGCACGAACGCGCCGAGCACGAGGAGCGCCATCATCGCGTGAGCAGATCCGCCATCTGATCGACGTAGCCCGCAATGGTGACGTATACGTAGCCCGCGAGCGCCGCCCCCAGGAGCCCGACGACCATCCACCGCGGGGCCGGCCAGTCGATCTGAGGACCGACGATCACCCGGCGTGCTACCAGCACGCTGCCCGCTACCACCGCCACGAACCATGCGGTCGATTCCGCTGTCCACAGGACGATCATCAGGTTCCGTCCTTTCGTGAGCACTTGGACCGCCGGATCGTCGCGGAGGTTACGCGCCTGGAGTGGACGAATCCGTCAGGAGTCCGAGGACCAGTCTTTTGATGACGACGAGCGCGATCGGTCGGGTGAGCGCCAGGACTTGCAGCCCGTCGACGAGTTGGGTGAGATCGTCGCGGGTCGCTGCCGCTGGCCGGGTCGGTCGCCGAATCGCCGCCGCCTTGCCTGCTGAGAACTGCACGACAGGACACCGCATAGAGAGCATCCTTACGAAGTAGTCTGTGCCCTTTTACAACGTTGCCCGGTACGGCGCAAGACGAAAGTCCCATCACCGGCCCTTCCGTCGTGGAGATCGTGTCTCTTTCGGATCCTGTGCGCGTGTGCGCCGCTCGGTTTCGATCCGCTCAGCTTCGTTGACGGCTTCAACCGCGGCGCGATAGGGATCTGTTCGCATCATGGACCGGATCCGGTCGATGTGGCTCAGACGCCGATCGATGCCGCTGCGCCGTTCCTTCCCGCTCCGGCGTTCCGTGTAGGGCGTGATCCCCGGCTGGAACAGTTGATAGGTCGCCAGCCCGAAGAAGTCCGCGATGCGGTCGAAGTAGCGGAGCGGGATGCTGCGGTTGGGATCGCGGAAGGCTTTCGAGATCCAGCTTTCGGTGCGCCGACACCACATCGCCAGATCCTTCCGTGTCTGACCTCGAGCGCGGAGCAGCGCGTCGATGTTGGTCTTCAGCAGGAGGTTGGCTTTCATGGGGTGGTAAGTGTTTACCACGTAAGAGGTTGGCGCATTGTCCAACTTCGGAGCCGTTTCCGGAGGCGCCACGCTTGACATTTTGTCCCGAATGCCTATACTACGCAGTAATGAAACCGGGGCACGAACAATTCAAGGACTGGCTGGACCGGCGTTTTCCAAACTCCGACCGAAAATCGCGTGATGCGGCCGAACTCTTCGGCTGGGATGAGACGTTCATCTCGAAGCTCGTACGCGGCGATCGGTCGCCGGGACTTGCCAATGCGGACACTATCGAGGCCATCACGGGTATCTCACACCGTGCCTGGTTGCCAAGTGCGGTGGACAAATCGTCCCAGCCTGTCGCGGCATCGACTGGCCGCCGCCGTTCCTGAGAGCGAAGACACAATGGCAAGTACTGCACCGTCAGGTTTACATAACAGTACACTATTTGACTCAGTAGTGTGGGACATGGTGTCAAGTGTCTCGCTCTAGGGCGCCGCGTGCTGGGTTGCGCGGCGGTCGCCATCGGTCGTTCTCGATGGCTGAGCGGCTGGCGGCTCGAACCGTGAAGTCGGCGGACCCTGAAGGCTGCTGGGAGATTCAGGGCTGCCGTATCGGTGTCGGCGGCTACGGTCAGATTAAGCGCGATGCTCCGTCGCGTCAACTGATTCCTGCTCACCACGCCGCGTGGGAACTCGCGCATGGGCCGGTCCCTGAAGGGCTGGTTGTGATGCACGCCTGCGATAACCCGCGCTGCGTCCGGGTCGACCATCTGCAGCTCGGCACCCAAAAGCAGAACGTTCAGGATTCGGTCCAGAAGGGCCGTCACTCCGCGTGGCGTGACACCGGGCATCGTCTGGACGGTACGCCCGCCAAGATTCGGACGCTAGGCAATTCGGTTGCGCGGAGGTTCGCATGATGTTCGTGATGGCCGTCGATCCCGGCTCAATCTTTCGCGCGGTCTTGCGCGAGCAGGACATGCAGTTGAAGGAAGCCGCGATCCTGATGGACTGCGACCTCGGGCACCTGTGCCGCGCGGTGAAAGGTGATGCACCGCTGGATCTGCACAAGCTGACGCGGTTGCCGTGGCGGATCGTGGCGCCGTTCTGGAGCAAGTTCATCGCGGCCTTCGCGGACAACGAACTGCACGAGATGCGCGCGGAGAAGTTGCTGACGGTGCGCGTGGTGCAACAGGTCAAGGCGGATCTTCGGTCAACGACCGATCAACAAAGGAGTGCGTGATGGTCGCAGTGCTGTTCGTAACGCAGTCGGCGGTGAGTTCGTGGATCTGGGCGGCGCTGATCGTCGCCGCGGTCGGGATGACACCGATCGCGAGCTGGATCATGCAGGCGTGGAAGCATCAGACCGGGCGCCGGCTGATCCTCGCGGTGTTCTTCGCGTTCATCCTGGCGCGCGGCACGTACGCGGTGATCTGCCCCTCGTGCGCCGGATGCGACCCGTGGTGGCTCGAATGGTTCTGGGTCTGTTTCCCTAATCCGTAAGCGAGGACGCCATGAACATCCAAATCGGATCGCGGACCTATCGTGTCGAGACGGAAGCGGAGTTGATCGCCTTTTGCCTCTGGGCTCGATTGCGGATGGTGGCGTGATGGACATCGCCCAACAAACCGATCGGATCGAGCGCTTACAGGAGTGTATGCAGATCCACCGCGCCCATGCGCTGCAGCAGTTCGAGCGGCAACGATCGCAAGCCCGCGCGCATGCGGTCGACGCGATCCGTGAACGCTTGGAAGCGTTTCTGGCGCTGGCGCAGGATCGACCCGGCCTATTGGATCTGGTCGAAGTCGCGCGGAAGGTGGCCGAGCATTTCAAGGACACCGATGCGCCGCTTGGGGAACTCGCCCGAGCGGCGCTCGAGAAAGCGGAAGGACGCTATCCATTTAAGTTGGATCAGATGGCCCGCGATTACGTGCAAGCCGTGCTGGTCTTGACGAGGACGCTGTAGATGGCTCGCAACCTGCCGCCCTGTGTCGTCGTCGAGCGTCTGCCGTTCGGATCGTCCTCGTTCACGCGGGCGACGGTGGACGAGTTCACGAGAGGCGAGTTGACGATCACCGCCGAAGACGGGCGCGTGATGGAAGTCTACAAGCCGGGGACGTGGCTCAGGGCCACGCAGTACGACTCACACGGCTGGTCGCTCTACACCTTCACGAGCGAAGAAGCGCAGCGGCAAGCGGTCGAGGCGCGAAACGTGCTCAGGGAATTGGCGCAGAAATACGACGCGAAAGGGGCCGCATGAAGACCGGAGAACCGACCTTGCTTGAGCGAGTCGAGCCGCAGACCTTGGAGGCGCCGGCTACTGACTCCGTTGCGCTGTTCGAGCGGCTGGCGCGCGACCCGAACGCCTCCGTCGAGAAGATCGAACGGCTGATGGCGCTGTGGGAACGCGGTGAAGCACGGAAGGCTGAGACGGCGTTCAATGCCGCGATGTCGGAGGCTCAGCGCGAGATGCGGCCGGTTGCCGCCGACGCCGAGAACCCGCAGACGCGCAGCCGCTACGCCTCGTACGAAGCGCTCGATCGGGAACTGCGGCCGATCTACACGAAGCACGGATTCGCGCTGTCGTTTAACACCGGAGACGCGCCACAGGCCGATTATGTGCGCGTCCTGTGCGACGTGACGCACCTGGGCGGCCACGGCAAGGTCTACAAGGCCGACATGCCGGCAGACGGCAAAGGGGCCAAGGGCGGCGACGTGATGACGAAGACGCACGCCGTCGGGTCGGCCATGTCCTACGGCATGCGCTACCTACTGAAGATGATCTTCAACGTCGCGGTTGGGGAAGACGATGACGACGGGAACCGAGCGGCGCGGACGGCGCCAGAACCTGTCGCACCGCGCGGTTTTGACGACTGGCTGGTCGAGCTCGAAGCCGTGGCCGACAACGGCCGCGATGCCCTGGTCAAGGCGTGGGAAGCCTCCAAGCCGGAATACCGAAACCACCTGACAAAGACGAACAAGGGCGCGATCGGTAAGCTGAAGGCACGCGCTGCGGCGGTGCAGTCGTGAAGGTTCACGACATCGCCCAACGGTCCCCGGAGTGGTACGCCCTCCGTCTCGGCAAGCTCACGGCCTCGCGCGCCGCCGACATGATGGCGACGATCAAGACAGGCGAAGCGGCAGCACGGCGAGACTTGCGGATGCAGCTCGTGTGCGAGCGGCTGACAGGGCAGTCCCAGGAAGACACCTACATCAACGCGGCGATGCAGCGTGGCATCGACAAGGAGTCGGATGCGTTCGCGGCGTACGAGGCGCTGACGGGCCGACTGGCGAATCCGGTCGGGTTTGTGACGCACGACACCATCGCGGCTGGATGTTCACCTGACGGGGAAGTCAACGGCTACGAAGGCGTGCTGGAGTTGAAGTGCCCGAAGTCCTCGACGCACCTGTCGTATCTGCGCTCGCGGACAGTCCCGAAGGAATACCTCTATCAGATCGTGCATTCCCTGTGGATCACTGGGGCGCAGTGGTGCGACTTCGTGAGCTTCGATGATCGGTTCCCGGCGGCGCTTCAGGTGCTCTGTATCCGCGTGCCGCGGGACGAGGCGCAGATCGCCAGCTACGAAATCATGGTCCGTGCCTTCCTGTCCGAAGTGGAGAAGGAAGTTGAGGCGGTGGCCCAACTCGTGCCGACTGAGGCTGTGGCATGAAGCAGGAGTTCTACGAAACAGGCGGCGTGATCGAGAAGGGCAAGCTCCAGATGACGGGACGGCGCTTGTTCGAGGAGGCCATGCGCCGGTTCCCTGACGGCCACGTCACTGTTCGGATCGAAGTTACGCGGCGCAAGCGGTCGAGCGCACAGAACCGATTTTGGCACGGGGTCGTGATTCCGTTGTTCGCTGAGCACTGCGGATACGAGTTCGAGGATATGAAAGACGTGCTGGCTCTCCGGCTTATTCCGCGCGAAGTGACCGACATGACGACAGGCGAAGTCCACACCGTGCCTGGGCATACGTCGGACCTCAACGTGAAGCAGTTCAACGACCTGATCGAGCGAGCGCAGCGACTCGGCGCCGAGATGGACATCTACATCCCCGATCCTGGCGAGGTGGCGGCATGATCTGCGGCTTCTGTGCGACGAATCGCCATGCGGAATGCAACGGGTTCTGTCGGACCACGTACGAGTTCTGCGCCTGCGCGGATCGGAAGCATCAGCATCCCGCATTGACGCCGAAGTCTCAACCCAAACCGGACCTGCGTCTCGTCGTGCCGATCGGGGAGGGCGAGTAGATGGCTATGACGACTGGACTACCGAAGACGTTGCCGTTGATCGGGCTGGACGGCATCGTGCTCAAAGCCGGTGGACATGAGACCCGCGAGTCGGCCGTGTGCGCGATGGAGGCTGTGGCGTGGCTGGCGGGCGAGCCCCACTCTGATCAGCCGCAGTGTGCCTGTCCTGTGATCGGCGCCTTCATGCGGAGTTGGAACGATGCGATCCGTGATGACGCGCATCGCACCGCGCTACTGAAGCCGTTGCTGCCGCTGCTAGTCGGGTCGAAGTCGACGCCAGCCGTGGAATTGCAGCGGTCTTATCTCGCCTTCGACTGGCTGGCGCGCGTGCAGGCACCGGCATGGCTGGATCTGACGCCCGCTCTGAAGCCGCACGCGGACGCGCTCCGCGCATTAACGCCGTTGACGGATAAAGCCAGCGTGGCAGCGGCTGATCAGCCGCTGGCCGCTGCGTGGGACGCTGCGGTGGACGCTGCGTGGGCCGCTGCGGGGGACGCTGCGGGGGCCGCTGCGGGGGACGCTGCGGGGGACGCTGCGGGGGCCGCTGCGAGGGCCGCTGCGAGGGCGTGGGACGCTGCGGTGGACGCTGCGTGGGCCGCTGCGGGGGCCGCTGCGGGGGCCGCTGCGGGGGCCGCTGCGAGGGCCGCTGCGGGGGCCGCTGCGTGGGCCGCTGCGAGGGCCGCTGCGGGGGCCGCTCTCGCTCCGACTGTCACGTTGTTGGAAATATCAGCCAGTGACCTCGTTCGTCGCATGGTGGCGGTGAGGGCAGGAGATGTCGATGCCTGATCCCCGCCCCCTCGCGTCCCTCCCCGATCAGGGAGACGTCTGATCATGGGCGTTGATACCTCCATGCTCGCCTTCCCGAAACCAGCGCCGCGTGTGCTGGCGAAGCGAGCGATTCGCTTGGAGAAGGAACGGCAACTGCGGGAGGCTCGGCGGTTCGTCAAGGCGCGTGACGGCGGGAAGTGTAAGTGCTGTGGGCGCTCTGGAGCGGAAGTGCATCACCTGAAATATCGCAGCCAGGGCGGGGACCACGATCCGAACAACCTCGCTTTGCTGTGCAAGCGCTGCCATGAAGACATCCACGCGCATCTGATCGAGGTCAGATTCGGTGGCCGTAATCTGGCGCGCACGGTGCGCTTTATTCGGAAGGCGGATCGATGACCCTCCTCGGCCTCGTCCTCCTCAGCGGGATCGTGCTGGTGCTTCTTCGTCGTGTGCGGCGTTCGCCTCTCTCTGCGGAGTGGCATCGATCGACTCAACGTGCGGAATGGCGACAGGGGATCGATGGGCCGGCCGTGGATTGGAGCTCGGCGCCAAGGAAATTCGCCGCGTATCGGGATAGGGGTTCTCTCTGATGCCATCTACCGGCGCCCTCGACGCCAATATTTGCCTCACGCCAGAGGAATGGATGCTGGCGAAACTCACGGCGGACAACCGCATGAAGGCCTCGAACGGCCACTTATTTCTCACGATGCTGAAAACGCGCTGCCAGTACTGCGGGCGGAGTCCTCGCGCGAAAGGCCGGTGCGGCTCGTGGTTTCGGACCTATCTCACGCAACTCGACGCGGTGCTTATGAATCTGAAGTACGAACGGGCGAAGTGGCGCGAGCAGAAAGTCGCCAAATGAATCACGGCTCCCTCGACGCCGAACCGCTCAGCCTTCCGTTTCAAGGCTCGACGCCGATGAGCCTGCATTGCTCGGCGGAAGGTGCGAAGTCGGCCGCAGAACGGTGTGGCCGGCAAGCACTGGCACTCCTGGCACTGTATCGCGCTCGCGGGCCGTTGACGGATGCGGACGCCGCCGACGCGATGGGCATCGAGCGCACGTCGATCAACGCGAGAAGGAACGCACTCGTGAGGTTGGGACTGGTGGAAGCGTACGACACGATCAAAAACGCACGATCCGGTATCTCTAATGTTCGGTGGCAGTTGGCGACGGCGAAGTAGGGACTAAGGGATCACATGCCGGCAAATCGTTTCCTCCATCCCAATCTCGGCCACTCCGAGAAGGTCAACACACTGACTGACCTCGAGGCGCGGGTATGGACGCAATACCTGCTCTCAGCCGACGACTACGGCGTCATGCGGCTGTCTGCGGTGAACGTCCAGGCGGACAACGATTCGCTGCATACGCGGCCCACGAGGACGATTCAGCGGTGTCTTGAGCGGATCGTGGAAGTCGGGCTGGTGGTGGAGTTCCAGCATCAGGGGCAACGGTTCATCTGCCAGTTGGACTGGCACAAGTACCAGCACGTCAAGTTCCCGTCGAAGACGATCAACCCCTGCCCGCCGGCTGAGACGTTGGACCGATGCGATGAGGGGACGTCGGCGCTGTTCATCGATCATCACCCGATGTTGATGCGCATCAACGGCGCATCACGTCTCAACGGTGATGTCGCATCAGAGGCACATCAAGTCACTCTAAAGGCTAAAGGCTCAAGGCTTCTTAGTAGTACCGGATTAAGAGAATTGTTCGCAGAGTTCTGGACGCATTACCCGCGCAAGGTCGGGAAAGACGTGGCATGGAAGGCGTATCAGAAAGTCAACCCGGACAGCGAGTTACATAAGACGATGCTCGCGGTGTTGGCGTGGCAGCGGCAGCAGGATTCGTGGATTCGCGACGGCGGGCAATACATTCCGCATCCGAGCACTTGGCTCAATCAGGGCCGCTGGAAGGACGAACAGCCGGGCCAATCACACGTCGCGGATTCGACGCTGAAAACCGCGCGAGCGGTGGAGGAGTTTCTTCGTGACTGATGCCGACAAGCCGGCATTCGCGGCGGCGATGGCGCGGCTGTGCCTGGCGCTACGCGAGAAAGATCCCGACGCGGCACAGCTCCGGGCCTATTTCGAGGCGTTGAAGAAACTCGACATCGAGCTCGTTGTGATGGCCGCGGACGAGTTGATGCGCGGCCAGTGGTTCCCGAAGGCGGGCGACTGGCACGCCGCCGTCGTCGGGCTCGAGCACAAGCGGACTGAGGAGCAGCGGGCGGTCCTCCGCAAGTTGCCGGCGCCGCTGTGCACGGCCTGTGGAGACACCTCATTTTTCCTCAATGAAACGACGAATCGAGCGGAGCCGTGCACATGCCGATCGCTGCGTCGGCTGGAGATTCTTGGACGGCGGCCAATGCCGGCGCTACCTGCGACTGAACCGGAAGGCGATCCGACCCAGCTTACCAGGGTCGAAGACGTCGCCGCGACGTTGGCGCAGGGGAAGGCGATCCGATGAGGCGGCGTGGGCGTGTGGACGGCAATCATCGCGCGTTGCTGCATCTGGCGCGGCAACTCGGGGGCGTGGTGCAGGACACGTCCCAGGTGGGCCACGGTTGCCCGGACGCGTTCGTGTTTACGCGGGATAAGGGCTGGGCCGCGGTCGAGGTCAAAGACGCGCGGACGGGCACACTGACGCCGTCCCAGGTCATTGTGCATCGGTTGAGTCCGGTGTTGATTTGGCAGACGGAGGGCGACGTGTTTAAGCATTTCGGGATCGAGGACCGTTGATCCTCTCCACCCACCGCGCCGGTCCCGTTGAGGAATACTCCGTTTGCTGGAGTGGATCGGCGTGGCGCGACGATCGGATCGTGGTGCAGCCCAAGCCCCGGATCAGCCTCTCCAGGCAGGACCGCGATCCGACGCGGAAGCTGGCCTGGGAAGCGCAACTGTGTCACGCGCTCGAGGCTGGCCCGCATACGATCCGGCAGTTGATGGCGGCATTCGGTGTGGCGCATGCCGCGGTCTACGTGCCGTTGGAACGGCTGCACGGGCAGGGACGGATCGTGATCGTGGGCTGGGTGACGGACACGCGGGGACGGCCGGCGAAACAGTACGGGCTTCCAGAAAGTTCCCGATGAGTACCCCCAGGCTGACCCTCGCCGAGCCGACGCGTAGGAGTGTCTACGGCGTTTTAGGTGGTCGTCCACCCTTCGCGCCATTGAGCCGAGCGGCGGCGGTTTTGGCCTCTGATGTGGCTTTGCCGCCTTTGCGTCCAAGGGCCACAGCGGCGGGATTTTTACGAGGAGTGGCGTGCGGCATACCGTGCGATGTCCTTCGGCGTCAGTTCTTCAACGCCTTTCATGGGCAGTTGGGCGATTTGTGCGGTCAAGGCTTGAAATGTGGCGATGTCGCCAGCGGCGAGGGCGGCATCCCGGCGGGTCATCAGGTCGCGGCGTGTCGTATCCATGCACTGAATATAAGCCAACCGCTTGGGTTTTGTCAAATGTGTGGAAATAGGCCAGAAATGACCCTCGCCGAGCGGCCCCGACCGTTGGCGATCGATTTGTTCTGCGGCTTAGGCGGCTGGACCGAAGGGTTGCTCGCGGAGGGTTATCGCGTCGTGGGTTTCGATATTGAGCGACATGCTTACGGTGAGGCGAAATACCCGGCGCAGCTCGTGTTGCAGGACGTGCTCACGATTCACGGTTCACAGTTCAATAATGCGGCGTTGATCGTCGCGAGTCCTCCCTGCTAAGCCTACAGCTACCGGGCGATGCCGTGGAAGAAAGCCAAGGCGCTACCACCGCCGGACAATTCGCTGTTCGAGGCGTGCTTTCGGATTCAACGCGAAGCGTGCGAGGCTGCCGGACGCCATATTCCAATGCTCGTAGAGAACGTGCTAGGAGCACAGAAGTGGGTTGGTCGGGCTCGCTGGCATTATGGGAGCTTCTATTTGTGGGGCGACGTGCCGGCGCTCATGCCGATCGTGGTCAACCGTCGCATGAAGTTTCCCGCGAACTGCGGTCCGCGCATGTGGTCAGAGCGTGAATACATCCTACTGAATGACGGCAATGCTTCGGCGTTTCATCACGAAGGAGCCACGAAAAACAATGGCGGATCATGGTTCAATATCGCGCACAACACGACGAGCGGACACGGACCTCCAGATGGCCGCAAAAACGGCGGCGATTGGTTCGGCAGTGCCGGTAGCAGATCAAACGCCAGGAAAGCCGCCAGCGCGCAGATCGCGAAAATCCCCCTTCCGCTCGCGCGACACATCGCTCGAGCGTGGTATCCGGAAGTGAGGTCGTCATGACTCTTGGGCGCCGTGCTCAGTGTGTCGAGGGACTGAGCCACCCTCTCAGGATCAGCCGGAATGAGCCATGAGGCGCAGAAGCTCCTCGTCCGCGTGATCGCGGCGGTGGAAGCCGGCTGTGAGGATTCCTATGCCATCGCCACGTACGCCAAGGGTGCGCGGTCCAGTGTGCTCGCGGCGCTAACACTGCTCGTCCGTGATGGCTTGATCTGCCTCGATGGTGCCACGGCGAAGACCCGCGGACGGCCTGTGCATCGCTACCGGCCCGTCAAGAATCCGCATTTATAAATCCAGATTTCAGCCTCGATTTCGACAGAGGACGCGCATGCTAGGTGCGGCTGGTACTTCGCAGGAGTTCCGCATGCTACATCGGATCGCGTCATGACCGAACGGCGCCGTGTTCTTGGCGATGGTGCGTCCTGGGAACCGCTGCCCGAGGGTAGCGGTGGTGGGGCTTCGCCCGGCGGATCCGGCACCGAACTCCAGTATCGCTTCGATGCGACGACGTTCGGGGGGATCACGGGGAGTAGCGTCAGCGGCTCCACCGCGACCTTCGGCGGGGTCAACGCCACAGTCAGCAACATCCCCGCCGCCTGGGACAGCGGGACAGCCTACGTCGCCGGGAATGTGGTCACGTACGGCGGGAGCGCCTGGCAAGCGATTGGATCATCGACAAACTCCGCGCCTTCGGAGAACAACACAGATTGGCGACTCGTGGTGGCTGGCATTTACTCGCCCGCCCAGATTTCAGGACTGGCGCTGTGGCTTGACGCGAGCGATGCGACCACGATCAACGCGGGGAGTCCGAGCGACAACGATGCCGTGTCCACATGGGCCGACAAGAGCGGGAATAGTTACAACGCCACGCAAGCGACCAGCCTTTTTAGGCCGGTGTACAAAACGAACATTCAAAACAGCCTTGCAGTTGTTCGCTTCGACGGCACATCCGATGCACAATTTCTCAATGTGCTCGCGGCTGGTGCCCTCGCGATGCTCAACGCACAGTCTGGCGTCACTGTCGCGGCCGTGGCGAGAGGAACAAACAGCGGGAGTCAGATATTCGCCGCATTAACCGTCAATACCGTGCGGCGCGTCGGGCTCAACATTGCCTCAGATAGTGGCTTATCCACAGGTTTTGGGGCCTCACGCGATGATGCCGTTGACTTCTCCGATGCACTACTGGACGACAGTGCAACGCTCACCGCGCAGACATTCAATGCTGCAACCATGTTCACCGCGGTCGGCGCTGCGAGCGTATCGAATAGTATGGTCGTGACCGACATTCCGGGTGTCCTCTTAGTTAAAACAGGATTGGACGTGAGTCCCGGTCAATTTCCAGCGGTGAACTTAGCGTCGATCGAGATAGGTGGATCAAACGCTGGGCCTGGGACCGCGAACTTAACCGGCGACATTTGCGAATTGATCGTGTTCACGCGGGCATTAAACAGCCGCGAACGCCGTCAACTACTCGAATATCTCAGCGCGAAGTGGGATACATTATGAAACGTGTCCTCTTCTTCGCCTTGTGTGTCGTCATCGTCTGCGGTCTGCACCTTACAGGAGCCTCACAACAGCGGGAGGGTATCGTACTCGAAGCGGTGGCCGAATTTCAGCAGACTATACACGGTGATCGGATCATTGTCACGCACGGCTACGTACGGATCGCTAGTGATTCCACAGTCGAACCGTTTGCAGTACTAGGCGGGACGGTCAACGGTATGACGCTGATCGTTTCCGATACGCCAGAGGTGCGGCTTGGTGATCGGGTCAGGATTAGGGACGGCCGGATCACCTCCGCTATCCTCCAGCCGCAGTATGCGACGTTCGCGCCGTGGCCCTCGTCGCCGGTCTCGTTCTGGCTGAACCCTGTGAACGCCTCAGTGCTATCGGAGACCGCGGAGAGCGCCATTCGCGCCGCCGCGCAGACCTGGAGCACGCAGAACGCGCCCTTCGTCTATAACTATGCGGGTCGCGCGACGGACAGTGTGGTCGCGTTCGATGGGCGCAATCTGCTGTTCTTCCGTGAGGACCCCACGAGCGGCAGCACGTTGGGCACGACGTTCACCTGGATCTCGGGCGGTGTCATTCTCGAATCCGACACGGTATTTCAGGATGGCTTCTATCCCGCCTTCGGTGGGTCGGGCTGTGTCACTGGTTGGTATGTGCAGGACATCGCCACGCACGAACTCGGCCACGCGCTCGGCCTGAATCACTCGACGGCCCTGAGCGCGACGATGTATCCGACGTATCCGCTCTGTTCCACCACATTTCGCACGCTCGATCCCGACGACACTGCTGGATTGCAGGCATTGTATGGCACCATCACGCCACTCACCCAGACGACTACGCAGATTGTCAGCGATAGCCCAGACCCATCGAAAAAGGGGCACGCTTATACGGTGCAGTGGGCTGTCTCGCCATCCAATGTTTCTGGAATAGTGACGGTGCGCGATGATGTGGGCGCCCAGTGTAGCGCGTTAGTCAGTGTCGGATCGTGCAGTCTCGTCTCGGCTTTCGTCGGAACACGTACGCTCACGGCGGAATACGGCGGGGACGGGACATATGCCGCAAGTAGTGGCACCGTGCCGCATCAGGTGAAGCGGTGACGCGACACTGCATCTCCACTGCTGCATCCTCCCCCTCGCTGGATCACCGCGTGGGTGGGACTTCAAATCCTGACGCTTCGGCGGTTGGCGTCATGATCGTCGGCCCCGTCGTGACTCCGCCATCAGGCAGCACGACGGCGGTCCAGATATGGAACGACGGTGGCCTGAAGATTCTCGACTTGGACGGGAATCTCCTGCAATGGACGAACGGTCATCTCGTGGCTGGTGGGACCGCTGGGCCATTTACCGTTATCACGGCGATCCAAGTCAAGAACGGCCTCGTCACGACACTGACTGGGAGCTAAGATGGCCGACCGATCTCCGGTGCCCGAACTTCTCGCCCTGTTCAATTCAGGCGCTGCGCAACGGATCGCGATTCAACCCTGATATGGCTGATCGATCACCCGTCCCTGAACTCCTCGATCTCAGGTTCCAGAACCTCTGCCTGAAAATGCAGGTGGCCGAGCAACAGATGGGACAGATCCAGCAGGCGTACAAACTGTTGCAGCAAGAGAAGGCGCAGGTGGTGGTGGAGATGCGAGCCACAGCCGGCGCAGGTCCTACCGACATCTACGACAGCCGGACACGCATGTTCAGCGAGGCACCGACGGCGGGAGAACGCAACGGGCAGCCCAAGCCGCCGTTGTCGGTGCCTTCGGCTAAGCAGGCCAAGCGAGCGGCGCGCTTGTCAGCGACACACTAGGATGCCCAGTGCCCCACCGCATCCCTGCGTGCCAGGCTGTCCAGTCCTCGTCCCCCATGGGCAACGACATTGCCCGACCCATCAGGCCCCAGCTCGGTACGGCTGGCGAGGAGACACCGACCGTATCCGCGGTCGCAAACTCCAGACACTCAGAGCCGAGCTCTACGCTCAGGAACCGTTCTGCCGTGTCTGTGGCTGTGGCCTGACCATGCGACCGAACGCCCAGAACTCCATGATTCGCGACCACATCATCCCACTCGCGGAAGGTGGGACAGATGGACACAGCAACATCCAGCCGCTCTGTACGGCGTGCTCGGATGCCAAGACCGCCAAGGAGTCTCAGAGAGGCCGAAGATGAAGTCTACGGGGGGTAGGTAGAACTCCCGTAACTTACGTCCTGGAAAC